AGGCGGGCACTTTCCACATGGTACGGGTTGAAATTGCTCATTATCCATTTTGACCATGTAAGGAGTTAGACACCTCATTAGAAAGACGGTACTCCGTATTTTGGCATCCTTCTTTTTGCGATGATTGTATGATAGATATGACAATAGAAGGAATCTGTATCCGGATCCTCTACCGCGAATATGCGTTTCGAAGGATTTGCTTCCACAAAATCCGCTCCAAGACCCGGAGGAGCACTAAATATCCGTCCTAAATGCCAATAGGCAAGGGAGGTTTTAAAATCACCGCATACCCTGGAAGGCATGTATTTATACTCTGCGTAACGTGGAGTATATCCGAATAATGTATTTCTATCCGTAGACGGCTGATCCGCATACAGTTCCTGGCTAACAATAGGCTGCTCACCTATATTAGCAAATTCAGGCCAGAAGTACTGAAAGCGATCATCGAATTTTAAGAAATGTTTTGGCACGCCCTGCTGATAAGCTGTTTTAGGCAGTATCGACATTATTGTAATAATATAACCATGTTCTTCACAGAAATACTTACCATACTTACCATTCTGGGCAGATATACCATGACCTGACATATTACCCTGGACTGGCGAAGTTG